GGCGTGTGTGTGTGGCTCCGCGCCGGCAGAAGCGTGGTGGGCCGGACCTGGACCCGGCGACCGTCTCGGATCAGCATCGTGCGGACCCGACGGCGCGTGAAGGCATGCGCCACGCGCTCGCGGCTGCCAGAAGGGTGGGCGCGTGATGGGCGGCGTGTGGTTGACGCCGGCTGAGGTGGCGGAGCGGCACAGTCGATATTGGAGAATCCTCCAATATCTCCACCTAGAGGTCCCAGCATGAGGTCGCCGTACGAGCGTCGTCGCCCGCCGGTGTGGGACGGGACGGATGACGACCGCGACCGCTGGTGGGACGCCCGGTTCGATCCGACTGGGCGTGCCGCTGTGGCCGACGTGATGGACAAGCGTCGGCGTCGCACTGCGGATCCGCCGCCGAGTCCACCACAACATCAGATCAATGCGCCCCTGCCGAAGACGGCGGGGGCGCTCACTTTCAGCGAAGGAGAAGACCAATGAGCATCGAGCAGATCGACCCCCAGGATGTCGAGTGGCCGGATGAGCGCGAGCCGTACACGGCGCGCCACCGGTCGGATGTCGGGCGCACGCACCCACTCAGCATGATCGGGAGCCAGCGGCGCATCGCCGGTCTCCACGAGCGCGGGACCGGCCGCCAGACGATGCTCGACTGGTTGTCGCGGGGCATGGCGCGTCCCGTCACCCTGACCAATGACGGTGGGGACTCCGATGAGTGACCGCCTGTCGGAGATCCGCGCGCGCCTCGACAAGGCGACACCCGGACCGTGGGAAGGAGTCGCGTCATGACGCGCCGCCGCGAGTCTTTGGCTGTGTCGTGCGGGTGCGTGGCCGTCACGGCCGCCGCCCTCCTCGAGTCCGGCGGCCCACTGTGGCTCGCCGCCCTCGCCGGCATCGCGCTCCTCGCCTTGTGGGGGTGCCTGAGATGAGCGAGAGCAGTCTCGGCCTGAGCATCGACGTGGATCAGGGGGTCACGCGCGTGCGCGTCACCCCCGACCAGGACGGCCTGATCGTCGACACGGAGGCCGCCATCACCAACCGCATGGGCGAGCGCGACGACACCCAGATCAGCATCGACATGCCCATGACTCCCCCACAGATGAGGGAACTAGCCGCCTGGCTCACAGCCATGGCGCGCCAGCAGGAAAGGGAATCCAGATGAGCGTGTGGGATGAGTCGTGGAGTGTGGCGCGCCGCGCGGCGGATCAGCTCGCAATTGACAGGATCGAGCCGATCATGGTGCGGACGTACACGGGCATGGTGGACGTCTGCACGCGCTGGGACGACCTGGAGAGGGCGGCACGCAGCGTGCTCGGGGACAGCCTCCCAGAGCCTGAGCGGCGGATCCAGCAGGCCACTGTCGTGGAGGGCTGGCGCGAGACCGTTACGTACGAGCGCACCCGGGACGGGGTGACCGTGACCGTGACCAGCAGCCACCCCGTCCGCATCGAGGTCCGCTCATGATCGCCCACCTCCTCCACCTCCTCGCCCGCACGCTTGGCCAGCCGCGCCTCCCACGCGACCTCACACAGGCACAAGCACAACACGACGAAAGGAGAGAACGGTGATCGACTTCACCGGCCCGGGCATCTACCCGGGCGTCCCTGAGCTGTCCTACCACGCGCGCGACTTCGGCCCCCGTGAGTCCCTATCGTCCACGGAGGCGAAACGCATCCTGGAGGCGCCGGCCGTGTTCCGCTGGTGGCGGGACCACCCGCAGCCGCCCAGACACGAGTTCGACCTCGGCCACGTCGTCCACAGCCTCGTCCTCGGGACGGGGCTGGACTTGTATGTGCACGACTGGCCGGATTTGCGTAGTAAGGCCGCGCGGGAGGACGTGGCGCAGGCGCGAGCGGCGGGCATGGTGCCCGTCAAGCGCGCCGACTACGAGGATCTGTCTGCCGTCGCTGACGCGGTCCTCACAGACCCCCTCGCCGGGCCGCTCTTCCAGGGCGGCACTCCCGAGCAGTCCATCTACGCCACCGACCCCGACACCGGCGCGTGGATGCGGGGCCGCCTCGACTGGGTCACCGACTACGACGGCCAGCCCGCGATCGTCGACCTGAAGACCACGGGCCGATCCGCGATCCCCACCGACTTCGCGAGAGACGCCGCCAGCTACGACTACGCGGTCCAGCGCGAGTTCTACCGGCTCATCTGGGCCCAGCTCGGAGGCGGAGAGGACGTGACGTTCCTCCACGTCGTCGTCTCCAAGACGCAGCCCCACCTCGTCATGGTCGGCGAGATGGACTTCGATTTCGCGGGCGTCGGCAGGTCCAAGGTCCGGCGTGCCCTCAACACGTACGCCCACTGCCTCGCCACCGACACGTGGCCCGGCATCCCACCCATCATTCACAGGCTCGCACCTCCCGCCTACTACATCAACGCCGAGGAAGAGCTCGAAGCAGAACTGGAGATCCACTGACATGGACATCACCGAGTCATTGCAACCGCGCTCGGACCAGATCAACGCGGACTCACTCACTGCAGGCCCAGTCGTCGTCACCGTGACGGGTGTCGTCCCCGGGAAAGCGTCCCAGCCCTTTGACTTCGAGCTGGCTGAGTTCCCGGGCCGCGCCTACCGCCCCGGCGTCACCATGCGCCGCGTGATTGCGGCGGCGTGGGGGCGGGAGACGGACGACTACACGGGGAAACGGATGGAACTGTACACGGACCCCGACGTGCGCTTCGGCAAGGAGCAGACCGGCGGGATCCGTATCTCGCGCATGAGTGGCATCAGCAAGCCGGTGACGATCCGTGCGCAGACCACACGGGGGAAGCGCGCGCCGTTCACAGTCGAGCCGCTCCCCGATGCCGCACCGTCCTCTCCGGTGCAGCACCTCACCGAGTCTGACATCGCGGCCTGCACGTCGATCGAGGAGTTGCGCGGCATGTGGCAGGCGGCGTCACCGGACGTGCAGCAGCTCATCCAGCAGCGTGTGGCGGAACTGCGCGCCCAGGTGGCCACCATGCCCACCCCAGAGCCCGACGAGGACGGTGCAGCATGACTCTCGACGACCTGTATCCCGGTGCCCGAGTCGCGATCAGCGGCCCGGGCATCACTCTTGAGGGCCGCGTCGAGGGTGTCTTCCACGTGGGCCGACCCGAGCAGACGCGCATCACCGTGTGGGGGCAGCTCGGCGGGACCATCATCATCCCCGCCGACATGGAGCACCTCGTCACCATCGAGGAACTGCCATGAGCGCGCTCAGTGAGGTCCTCACCCGCGAGCCGTGGATGGACCGCGCCGCATGCATCGGCCACGACCCCACCATGTGGGACGAGGACATGGTGCGCCCCGACGCGCGAGTCAGGGAGGCGATCCGCATCTGCCGCGCCTGCCCGGTCGCAGCACAGTGCCTCCGGTCCGCCGAGCGCACAGAGCGGGGCTCTGACAGTCGCCTCCGACAGGGCGTCTACGGGGGGCTCACACACCTGCAGCGGTGGGCCGCAGCCGCCCTCCGCCGCGGCGAGTGCGTGCCCTGCGTGTCCTGCAATCGGCTCATGCGCCCCGGGTCCACGCACCTCGACCAGCATCCAGACACCATCCGCCACCACGCGGACGGCCTGTGCGCGACGTGTGCACGCGTCTGGCCGATCGTCATGGTCCTGCGTGAGTGTGAGGACTGTGGGCGCGTGATCCGGCCTCGTGGGGTGACTGCCCGCGAGCTGCCGGGCAGCGTCGCGCACGGTGGCGGCGCGAAGTGTGTCACGTGCTACCAGCGGGCGCACAGGGTCCGGCGGCGCATCCCGTCAGAGTGCGTGTCATGCGGGCGCGCGATGCGCCCACGCCGCACCACGCTGTCCGACCATCCGGGCACCGTCCCCTACTCCGCCAAGGGCCTGTGCAACCCCTGCTACCTACGAGCACTGAAGGAGAAGACATCATGACCACCCCCTTCACCCGCACTATCCCGGGTGCTGGATCCCTCGACCTGCGCATGGTCGTGGAGGACGGTCAGCCGCGCGTGGAACTCGTGGACCGCACGACCGGCAGCCGCCACGTGTGGAGGCCAGTGGACCACGAGGGCCTCGTGGACCTCGCGCAGGACGTGACCGCCCTAGAGCAGCACGTCCGATACGGGGGCGGCTCATGACGACGCCTGTCCTCGACCCGTGCTGCGGCTCCAGGATGATGTGGTTCGACAAGAACGATGCGCGCGCCACGTTCGGAGACATCCGCACGGAGACACGCGACCTGTGCGATGGGCGCGTGCTCACCGTGGACCCCGATGTTGTCATGGACTTCCGCGACATGCCATTCCATGACGACACGTTCCACCTCGTCGTCTTCGACCCGCCCCACCTGGAGCGCCTCGGAAAAGACTCGTGGACCGCCGCGAAGTACGGGCAGTTGCTCCCTGGATGGCGCGATGACCTGCGGCTCGGTTTCGCGGAGTGCTTCCGAGTCCTCAAGCCCGGCGGGACGCTGATCTTCAAGTGGAACGAGGACCAGATCCCCGTCAGTGAAGTCCTCGCGCTCACGCCAGAGAAGCCGTTGTTCGGACACAAGTCAGGTCGCCTATCCAAGACGCACTGGATCGCATTCATCAAGGACGGCGGCTCATGACCACCCTCATCATCGCAATCACGGCCCCCATCGCACTCGCGCTGGGGGCCTACTTCTACTACCGAGAGACACGGCAATGACAGGCACCCAGGAACTCGTCATCGACATCCCCCAGAACGAGTGGCTGTCTGCGAACGGGCGCACGCACTGGGCGGAGAAGGCGAGGCGCACCAGGGCACTGCGCACGCGGGCGGCATTCACGGCGCGCAACCAGCACATCCAGCCGGTCAGCATCGCCCACGTCACCGCACACATCCAGTACCCCACGACGGGCCGAGCCGACCCCGGCAACGCGTCCACCACCGTCAAGGCACTCATCGACGGTCTCACGGACGCAGGCGTGTGGGAGGACGACGACCACCGCCACCTCATCGGCCCCGACTACCGCAGGGACACCGGGAAAGCACTCCGAGGCTGGCACCGCGTCCGGCTCGTCATCGTCGAACAGGAGGTTGAGTTCTGATGGGCGATCCGACCGCTGCCGATCCGGGGCGACCGGACATGATCCGCGCCGACCACCCCAGGCAAGTCCTCGTCACCTGCGGTGACCACGGCGTCATCAGGATCACCATCACCGACCACGAGGGGCTCACGCACGTGTTCATGCACGGCGCCGGGCCCCTCTACTACGTCGAGACGAGGAAGGACGACCGAGATGGCGAACGGTGAGTACGCGAAGCTCTACAAGAGGATCTGGGGAGACAGCGACTTCAAGACCCTGGGTGTTGAACAGCAGCTCCAGTACATGAAGCTGGTCTCCCAGTCGGACATCTCACTGGCCGGTGTTCTGACGCTTGCGCCCACACGGTGGGCAGGACAGACAGACGGCCTGTCGGTCTCGGATGTCGAGCGAGCCGTCAGCGATCTTGAGGCTGCCGGGTTCGTCGTCTGCGACCGGGACACGCAGGAAGTGCTGGTCCGCTCCTACATCCGCAACGACGGCTTGTGGAAGTCCACGAAGACGATGAAGGCCATCAAGGCAGCCATCGAACGAGTGCTCTCCGACAAGCTCAAGGGTGTCATCTCATGGGAGCTGACACGCATCGACACCACAGTCATCTCCGACAAGGTCTCAGACACCTACGGGCAATCGAGCCGACAGTACGTGGAGGGCGTCATAGGGCATCTGATCGATGAGAACCAACCACTGCATCCCCCATGGGATATCCCACCGGATACCCCATCCGATACCCCATGCCATACCCCTTCCGATACCCCATCGGGAGGGGTATTCCAGTCCAGTCCCCTAACACCTGCACCTGCAAACGCACCTGCAAACGCAATTGCACCTGCAAATGCACCTGCACCTTCCGCTCCTACGGAGCGGCAGCGCTCCGCGCCGCGCGACACGGCACGCGACGACTCCGGAGCCATCATCGGCGAATGGATCGATACGCTCCCCAGCCGCCCACCGGGGCGCGTCATCGGGCAGGTCGCCAAGGAGATCAAGACGATGCTCGACGAGGGCATCGACCCCGACCTCATCCGTGCTGGGGTCGCCGAGTGGCAGCGGAAGGGCCTCCACCCCTCCACCCTCGCCAGCATCGTCCACGAGGTCTCCACACCGCACGGTCGCGCCAGCACCACTGAGCGCGTCCAAGGCTGGCTCAACCTCGACATGGGCACGCCAGAGCGGCAGGAGATCAGCTCATGACGTCCCAGCCCTACGGTCCAGTCGCCTACGTCCCAGCACGCGGCACCTGGGCACCGATGCGGACCAGCTACCCGCTCGACGCCGAGAAGTCCGACATCCTCCGCTGGCTCATCCGAGGCCAGCCACTACTCAACCCGGACGGATCACTCACCCAACAGGAAGGGCAACCCATGGACATGCGAGACGTGCAAGTCGTCCTCGCCAAGTGCGCCGCCTTCGACAACCGCAAGCCCGACCCGGCAGCAGTCGTCGCGTGGGCGGATGCGCTCGACCGCGACATCACCCTGCAGGATGCGCTGGACTCGATCAGCGAGTACTACTCCCAGTCACGCGAGTGGATCATGCCAGCCGATGTGAACGCTGCGTGCAGGGCGCGTAGAGCTCGTCGCATCCGGGAGGAGATTGAACGCAACGGGCAGCTGCTCCCCGAAGGACTGAGTGACGAACCGACTTCAGAGGTCAGGTGGCGGCGGGCAGCAATGCGAGCCCTCGGGGACGGGGCAACTCGAGAACAGGCCAGTGAGATCGCCTGGCGAACCATCGGCATGACGCCGCCCCCGCAGATCGCCACCGAGCACCATGCCGTCAACACCAACCAGATCGGAGCAGCATCATGACCACCACCCACACGACCCGCTTGGACCAGTGCCCGCCCGGCCTCGTCCTCGTGGCAGCGCACGGGGAGATCCCGGGAGGTCTCGCATGGAAGTACCGCAGCGGGATCGTCGACGACCTCTACGGCTGGTGGAGCATCGAGTCCACCGAGATCAACGACTTCGAGGGCGTTCCGATGACCCCGATCCCCACCGAGACCGCAGCAGCATCCACCGACCCGCGCATCAGCGCCTACACCAAGGAGAACTGACCATGGCAGCACGCACGTACATCACCGGGAACCTCGGGCAGGACCCCGTCATCCGCTACACCCAGTCCGGAATGGCAGCACTCAACCTATCCGTCGGCTGCACACCCAGGCGCAAGGACAAGAACAGCGACCAGTGGGAGGACGACGGCGCGCCACTGTGGATCAGCGCCACCGTGTGGGGCGAAGAGGCCGAGCGACTCGCTGAGGTCCTCAGGCAGGGCACCAAGGTGTCCATGACCGGCACTCTGAAGCGCCGCGTGTACGAGAAGCGCGATGGAGGGCAGGGCGAGTCACTGGAGCTGACTGGCGTCCGCGACCTCGCCATCATCCCGAAGGCTGACCGCTCTGATGCCCCTCAGCGTTCACAGGAGGCCGCTGGGGGCGCGTACGGGGGTGGGGCGGTGTACTCGGCTGGCCCGGGCGCTCAGACGGGCGCACAGGCCGCCGACGTGTGGGGTGCGAATCAGGGAGGGGTGCCGTTCTGATGGGTGACGAGTACACGCCGACTACTGACGAGGTGCGGGAAACGTACGAACGTGCCCGCTACTACTTGGACGATACGCCAGAAGAAGGTGACTCCTATCGGGCGGGCGGGGGTGAGTTCGATCGCTGGATCACCGCCCACGACCGGGCTCTCCGCGAGCAGATCGCGGACGACCTGCGGATCGAAGCGCTCAACGAAGACCCCGACATCCCGGACACGTACCGCGAGGGCATACGGGACGGCCTCATGTGCGGGGTCGATATCGCCCGAGGGGAGGGGTCGGAGTGAGTGACACCGAGGCACGCGACCAACTCGCGCAGATCATCGCCGAGCACAGAAAGGACGTGAATCGCAATGCCGACACTGGCACTTTCCCGCAGGATTCCGCCGAAAAGTGGTAGAATCAAGACGGCCCCGGAGGGTGGTGGAACACCCAGCCGAGGCCTGACCCACTCACTTGACTCAACCAAGGAGGGGCTGATGCCTCAGCGTACCCGCACACTCGAACTTGCCAGCAATGAACGCTGGAGGCCTGTCGTCGGCTACGAAGGACTCTATGAGGTCTCAGACCAAGGAAGGGTACGGTCTATCGGGCGACTAGACAGAACAAATCATATGCATGCACCTTGTGTCCTCAAAGAACAGCCAGAAGAAAGAACAGGGCATCGGCGTGTGTATATCAGTGTCGATGGTGTGAAGTCGTATCTTCGAGTTCACAGAGCAGTGCTGGAAGCATTTGTTGGTCCCTGCCCCGAGGGCATGGAGGCCTGTCACTGGAACGACGACCCTTCCGACAATAGGCTTGAGAATCTGCGCTGGGATACCAAAAAGGCCAATAGGCAGGACTGTGTCAGAAACGGCCATGATCCCAATGCCAGCAAGACACACTGCAAGAGGGGGCATGCATTCACACCGGAGAACACATACCTGTTGGGTAATAGTCGGTCTTGCCGGGTGTGCCAACGAGAGAGATCCCGCCGATACAAGGAGAGGACGAGCCGCAAGATCCTGCTCCCCGCCACCGTCCTGTGGGAGCCGGAGGAGGGCGAGTGATGGACGCCAAGATCATCGAGTTCCCCAAGCCCGAGGCCTCCACCAACCTCGCGTGTCTCCAGTGCGGATGTGAATGGTGGACCACCGCGGGGATGACCGTGGACGGCGCAACGGGTCAACCCACCGGCTACACCTACCCGCTCACCTGCACCGAATGTGGAACGGAGATCCAACCATGGACCTGAACGAACGCATCGCCCGGCTCATCGACCCCGACGCGTGGGAGACCGTGGCCAGAGGCGAGGCCATTGGGCTCCCCTCCGCGCAGGTGTTCGTCAACGACAGCCTCATCGCCGCCCGCCGCGTCATCGACGGACTCCACCTCGACATCATCAGTAGCCGCCACAGTTTCGACGGGCTGAGGCACCGATACGACCTCACAGGATTCATCAGGGAGGACGCATGACAGCCACCATCGACGACGTGCGGCAGGAGCTCACCGACATTGCGCGGTGGGCTCCACTCATGCCCGCCACATGGAGCGACCTCCCCCTACGAGCATCACGCATGGGGGACGGCGTGCACGTGCGCCTCTCCCACACGCCCATGCCCGGCGGCATGGAGAGGGCCGTCGACACGTGGGCCGACAACGGTGCGCTCGGCATCCACACGCAGATCGGAGTCCAGCAGGCACTCGGACCGTGGGCCGACGAGCTGCGCACCCTGCGGGACATGCTCATTGGACCCGACCCGCACACCGGCACCATCCCCTACCTCCTCGACCACCTCGACTGGGCCACCCAGCACATGGACCGGGTGCAGTGGGAGTACATGTGCGCTGACATCCACAGCGTCCACGACAGGGTGCAGGGCATCGTGTGGCCCGAGAAGGAAGTCATCGGCATGTGCCCGGACGTCCAGTGTCACGGCATCGTGCGAGCCAATACTGGCAAGCACGGTATCGCAGACACCGGCACGTGCGACACGTGCAAGCGAGAGTTCCACACCGACCCCGACCAGTACGCCCACGACGTGCGCACAATCGGGCAGGGCATGACCGTGACGCCGCTCGCCACCGTCACAGTCGCCCAGGTCCAGCGCATATGGGCAGGCGAGATCTCCGCAGACCTCGTGAAGAAGTGGGTCAAGCTCGGGAAGATCGAGCCGCTCGACACGACGCCAGTGTCATTCCCGCTTGCCAAGGTCAACGTCCTCGCGCACGATGTCATCGAGAAACGGAGGCGACGCGCCGAGAAGAAGGCGATGCGCATGGCTGGATGACCTGCTATCATTTCCCCTAGTTGGGTCACAGAGGTGTATCCACTACGAGCCCCCGAGCCTCATGGCCGGGGGTTCTTGCATGCACGAGGGGCGCGACTCGACAACGCGCACACACACCGCCCCCACGCACTGGGGGCAGCGCCGGACGCACCCGCCCATCCGGGGAGAACGCAGCCGGGCCGCCGAGCCCGGCAGGGCGGGGAGACGTGAGAGCTGGGGGTATATCAGATGCCCCCGGGCTACTCGATACCCAGGGGGGGCGCACAGTGCCGGGGAGGGGCCATGGCCAGCAGCCGCACCGGCACCACCAAGTACCTGCGCAACGCCGCCAAGATCAGAGCCGAGGCGTTATCCACCGGGATCACCAACTGCCCGGTATGCGGTCACCCCATGGACTACAGGCGAGGCAGCCGAGACCCACACCGCGTCACCGTTGACCATCGCATCCCATACGCGCAGATGCGACGCATGGGCAGACTCTCAGAGGCAGACGACATCGAGAACCTGCGCACCAGAGACGGCAAGCCCAACGTCATGTGCGCTCAGTGCAACTCCAAGCTCGGCGACAAGCGTCATCGCGTCGTCATCAGGCCAGCGAAGCGCGTCTCGACGCTCGTGCAATGGTGAAACAAGGTGCACGTCTCACCCTGTGAGATATTGACTATCGCTATACCGGAGCGGCTCGGGCTTTACCAAACGGGGGGCATACCCCTCCCCCCCGGGTCGGATCCGCCCCCGGAGGCATAGCGAAATCTCTCCCCGCTCCAAAAAAACAGTCTTTGTAATGGGATCATAAAGGAGGTGTGTCATGCCCCGAAAGCTCCACGCAGTTCCAGTGAGCGAGGAGTGCGAGGTGGACACTCCTCCCACCTCTCTGGTTGAGGCTGCAAACCGCAGTCGACGCGATCTCCTTGTGGGGCTCAGGAATACCGTCGCTGAGACCATCGAGGGCGGAGTTCCAGCTCACGCCCTAGCCCGCCTCGCGGATGAGGTCGAGAAGCTTGACTCGGCCATACGAAAGATTGATCAAGACAGGGAAACGGTGCGTGACGAACTCGCCGTAGTTGAGGATGTGCCGTTCGATGCGACGGCTATCTGATGTTGCGCGGTACGTCTGCATCCCAGATGGAATTGAATCTACTGGATGGCCTGTGATCAAAGCTCAGTGCGAGGTCATGGGAGTCCATTTCGATGACTGGCAGGATCAGCTTGGATATGTGATCTTCGGAAAGCGCGCCAATGGGTCGTACGCGATCACCCGTGGCGGCGCCGTGCTCTCTATTCCAAGACAGTCCGGCAAGACTTTTCTCGTCGCGATGATCATATTTGCGATGTGCGTTCGCCAGCCTAGACTAAAGGTGCTCTGGACAGCGCAGCGGCTTTCGACATCTGACGAGACATATCTAATGCTCGTTGGATTGACCAACCTACCTAAAATTGCTCCATATGTAGACAAAGCGTATTTGGGGAACGGGAATCAGACAATTAGATTCTCCAATGGCTCTCGAATCAAGATTGGATCGCGCGACAAGCAAAATGGTCGAGGTGAGCCGGGAATCGGTGTAGTTGTCTTTGATGAGGCTCAGCATCTTCGTGAAAACACCTTGCACGACATGGTTCCCACCATGAATACCGTCAAGAATGCTTTGACGTTCATGATGGGAACACCACCTCGCCCAGAGGACGAGGGAGAGGTCTTCAAAGACAGGCGTAAGAGGGCACTCAGTGGACAGAGTCCAAACATGCTCTATGTCGAATTCTCGGCTGATGATGACGCTGACTTAGACGATCAGGTCCAGTGGGCCAAAGCGAATCCGTCTTTCCCTGGCAGAACTGACGAGGATGCTTTCTTCCGTCTGCGCGAACAACTAGATGCTGAAGGATTTAGGCGCGAGGCTCTAGGGATTTGGGATGGCGCCGGATCGTCTCGCGGCATCCCTGCGGATCTGTGGGATGCGTGCGCGGTGGAGGATGTGCCGTCTGACGGCGTTAGGTCGTTCGCTGTGACGTTCTCGCAGGACGGGTCTCGCCAGTCCGTGGCGGGAGCGCTCAAGCGTGAGGATGGTGTGCATCTGGAGGTGGTCGGCCAGTTCAGTGGGTCGACGGAGTCGGGCGTTGCGCAGGTTGCTGACTGGCTGGTTGAGCGCAAGGACCGGACGGCGATGGTGGCGATCTCCGGCGCGGCGGGGTCAACTGTCCTGGCTGATGCGCTGCGTGAGCGTGGAATGCGGAATCGCCAGCAGGTGCATGTGATGACGACGCCGGAGTACACGACCTCGTGCGCGATGCTGCTCGACGCGGTGCGTGAGGGCACGGTGACACATCCGAAGGTCGACGACCCGCTGTCCGATGCTCTGGAGAGTTCGGTGGCGGTGTGTGACAGGAAGAAGCGTGGCACCTCGGGGGCGTTCGGCTGGGAGCCGACGACCGAGGACGGGGACGAGACGCCGATCGAGGCGATCTCGTGCGCACTGTGGGCCGCGAAGACAACGAAGCGTAAGCCGAAGGGCTCTCAAAGTGGAAGTGGGGTGACCATCCTGTGAACGTCGTAATTCCATCGGTAAAGGGATTGACGGGCGACGAAATGGCAACCCTCGCAAAGCTGTGGGAGCAGTGGGGGCGAAAGCAGCCGAAGAATCTGTTACTCGACACTTACTACGACTCAAAGAGGACTTTTCAGGACCTCGGAATCTCCATCCCTCCTCAGATGTCGAAGGCGAAGGCGGCATTGGGGTGGCCGCGTAGGGCGGTTGAGGCGTTGGCGCAGAAACACGTCTTTGAGGGATATTCTCTTGATGGCGCTTCTGACCCGTTCGAGATTGACGACATTTTGTCTCAAAACAGGTTTGGGCTAAATCTCACTCAAGCAATATCCTCTGCCTACAAGCATTCGTGCGCGTTTCTCACTATCACAAAGGGCGGCGAGGGTGATCCCGACGTTCTGATCCAAGCCCGAGACGCAGAGTGGTCAACAGCACTCTGGGACAAGAGCAAACAAGAGATCTCTTCCGCCCTTGCAATTACCGATGCGGACGACCTGGGAAATCCGACTGCCGCGACCATATTCTTTCGTCACGACACGATCCATCTGTTCTCCGATCGTGGGACTTGGTCGATGGAGCGCCTCGGGAATGCGACCGGTCGAGTTCTTGTCGAGCCGCTGATCTACGATCCACAGCTCAACCGACCATTCGGACACTCGCGGATCACCCGTGAAGTGCGTTATCTCACGGATGCGGCAGTGCGAACACTCGTGCGTACTGAAACTTCGGCAGAGTTCTTCTCAAGCCCGCAGCGGTGGGTAATGGGAGCCAATGAGGACGCCTTCAGCAACAAGGATCGCTGGTCTGCGATCATGGGGCGAATCATGGCGCTGGAACCTAACGAGAATGGCGACATTCCAACTGTCGGTCAGTTCGCGCAAATGAGCATGGATCCACATTTGTCGATGTATCGGCAACTTGCGCAGAACTTCTGTGCTGAGACTGGACTACCGCAATCATCTGTCGGGCTGTTTGCGGATAATCCGACCTCTGCCGAAGCGATGCAGGCCGCAGAAGCGGCTCTTGCTGACAAAGCAGAACAGCAATGGCGCATTTTTGAGGATCCGCTTCGACGGCTCGTCCAAGATGTCGTCATGGTTCGCGACAATTTGACTGCCCCACCCGTGGAGTCGTGGAAGCTCCGGGTGAACTGGACGCCCGCTCGATGGGTAAGCCCGCAAGCGGCATCGGACTTCATTGTGAAGACGGTGCAGGCGATTCCCAAGGTCGCGGAAACTACTGTGGCGTTGCGCCGTACAGGATTCACGGTCGGAGAGATTGACGAAATGCGTTCGGAGTGGCGCACACAGGCTGGCGGCTCTCTTCTTGACCGCGCCCTGGCTGCCTCGAAGGCTTTGGCGGGGGTGAAGGCGGATGACGACGCTGGCGCAGGCGGAGGAGTTCAGGCTGGCGCAGGTGCAGGTGTCGACGCTGGCACAGAATGACCTTCGGGCGTTCTTCGACACGCTGGACCTCGCGCGTCCAGAGGCTGCACGTGATGCGCTCATGGAGTTCATGCCTGTCCTGACGCAGCAGTATGGCGACCTCGCGGCGAGTGTGGCCGTTGAGTGGTTCGACGAGCTGCGCGCTGAGGCTGACGTTGCAGGGCGGTTCCGCGCGACGCAGGCGGCTGCGGCGTCCACTGCTCAGGCGCAGGGCACTGTCAGGTGGGCCGCGTCACACCTGTGGATGGAGAATCCGTCTGGCATGCTCGCGCCCCTCATGGGCGCAGTCACGCGGCTGGTGCTGGACCCCGCTCGGCAGACCATCGTCGACAGCTCGGATGCGGACCCCAAGTCGGTCGGCTGGCAGCGCAATGTGCGTCCGACCGGATGCGATTTCTGCGTGATGCTCGCTGGTCGCGGTGGCATATACCGGTCGGAGAAATCGGCCACCTTCGCATCGCACGACAACTGCACGTGCACGGCATCCCCCTCATGGGACGCCCGCGCCCGCGAGGTGCCGGTGGGCGTGTACAGGGCCAGTGAGCGCATGGAGAAGGTCCGCAATCGTGCCACCGACCCATCGGACCCGAAGAAGCGGGCGAAGGCGCAGCGTGTCCTCGCCAATCATCGTGAGACGACGCGCCGCTACCTCGACAGCATGAAGGACGAGCTCGACGCCTACCGGGCCGAACTGACGCAGGCGCTCGCCGCCTGACACAAGACTTCCGCGTTCTCTCGCGGGCGGTGACCTCGACCGGATCGAGGGTCCTCAACGCCGACGGGCTCAAAACGGGAAAGGGACATATCCATGTCTGAAACCACAGACACCGCACCAGCGGGAGAACAGAACACCGAGGGGCAGCACACGGACTTCGAGCCCATCACCTCCCAAGAGGCGCTGGACAAGATCATCCAGTCGCGGCTAGCTCGGGAACGAGCGAAGTACCAGGACTACGACGAGCTCAAGGCCAAGGCTGAGAAGTTCGACTCGACCGAAGCGGAACTGTCCACCCTCAAGGCGGAGAAGCAGCTCAGCGAGTGGAAGCAGCAGGTGTCCAAGGATGCGGGCGTGCCCGCTGACGCACTGCGCGGAACCACTCTCGAAGAGCTGACAGCTCACGGCGAAGTCCTCAAGTCGCTCTTGAAGTCACGTCCGACGGCACCCGTCGTCCCGGACGTGGGCAAGCAACCAGAAGCCAAGTCCGACCCCACGCGCGACTTCGTGCGGGAGCTGTTCGGCAAGAACTGAGAGGAGAACGGCAATGGCCGTTTTCGGAACCACTGACACCCAGGTGCTCCTGCCCCGCGAAATCGCGGACGGCATGGTCACCAAGGCCCAGACAACCTCCACCCTCGCCAAGCTGTCGGGGCGCGAGCCCATGCGGTTCGGCAAGACCGACATCATCACCTTCAACGACTTCCCCAAGGCAGAGTTCGTCGAGGAAGGCGCCGACAAGGCGTCCACCTCCGGCGCGTTCGGCGCCGTGACCGCAGTGCCCCACAAGGCGCAGGTCACCATGCGCTTCAACCAGGAAGTCGAGTGGGCGAACGAGGACTACCAGCTCGGAGTCTTCACCGAGCTCGCCAATGCCGGACAGATCGCGCTCTCCCGCGCCCTCGACCTCGGCGCGTACCACCGCATCAACCCGCTCACGGGGGCGGTCATCTCGGCATGGACCAACTACGTCACCGCCACCACGAAGCGTGTGGAGCAGGGGACTGCGGATGCTGACGATGACTTCCGTGCAGCGGTTGGCCTCCTCGTCAACGCATCTCCTGCATGGGGGGTCAACGGCGCGGCCATTGATCCGAAGTTCGCGTGGGCACTGTCCCAGCTCAAGGTCCGCGACGGGTCCGGCGAGACGTCCCAGATGCGGTACCCGACCCTCGGGTTCGGGACCAACATCACCGACTTCATGGGTGTCCCAGTCGCTCAGGGCGACACGGTGGCCGGCACTCCCGAGGCTGCTGACACGAAGGTCCGCGCCATCGTGGGCGACTTCGTGAACGGCATCCGGTGGGGCGTCCAGCGCGACCTGCCCGTCGAGCTGATCCGCTTCGGTGACCCCGACGGGCAGGGAGACCTCAAGCGCAAGAACCAGATCGCTCTCCGACTGGAGATCGTCTACGGCTGGTACATCTTCGCCGACCGTTTCGCGGTCATCGAGGATGCTGCCTGACATGCCCCGCCTGAGGCAGAAGGGGACGGGGGTGGTGGTCTCCGTCGATGAGTCCACCGCCTCCACCCTCGGGGCTGGGTGGGACCCGGCAGACGAGCCGCCCCCTGAGAAGCCCGCCCCGAAGCGTTCGCCGCGTCGCAAGCCCGCTGACTCGAAGTGAGGTGCCCGCCATGGCTGTTGCAGCGCCGTTTGCGACTGTCGCAGACGTGGAGGCACGGTGGCGCACTCTCTCTGAGAGTGAGAAGCTGCGCGCAATTGTCCTGATCGACGACGCGTCCGACAAGATCCAGACCACATGCTCATCGTGGGAGGACGCGTCCGAGGCGACGCTGCGGCGCATCACGTGCGCCATGGTGAAGCGGGCGATGGCAACACCGTCCGCCGTGGACGGCGCGGACGTGACATCCATACAGCAGGGCGCGGGGCCATATCAGGCGACCGTGCAGTTCTCGAATCCATCTGGAGACCTGTATCTGACGAAGGCTGAGAAGTTCGACCTCGGGTGCGGGAAGCAGAAGGCGTTCGAGGTGGACCTCCTGGCCACACGGGAGGGGTCGTGAACCTGTTCGCCACCGAGCCCGTGCAGGTCGTGTCCAAGCAGAAGACGGGCGTGAATGGGATGAACGCGCCGGTCTACTCGTGGATCGCCGATGGTGACCCCGTACAGGCCCTCGTGTCTCCTGGCTCCACGGGAGACCTCGACGGGTCGATACGCCCTGATGGAGTGGAGGTCGTCTACCAACTGCACTGGCCCAAGTCCGATACGCGCAGTCTCAAGGGCAAGCGTGTGGAGGTGCGGGGAGTGCAGTACGAGGTGATCGGTGATCCGACCGCATACACTGCGGCGAACACGCCGGGCGACTGGAACCGGCCCGTACAGGTAAAGGCGGTGAGCGGGTGATGGCGAAGCGAGTGCAGTTCAAGCTGGACTGGAAGGCCATCACCGAGATGTCGCGCCCCATGATCACTGAGAAGGTCACTCAGATCGCATCGCGGTGCGGTCCTGGGTACGTGGGCGACGTCATCACCACGGACCGTCCACACGGCGCTGTCCGGCCCACGACCTTCGAGGCGAAGCGCGACAACGCCAAGAACAACACGCTCTTGAAGGCGGTGCAGGGCGGATGACGAACTCCGAAGTGCTCCTCATCGGCTATCTCAATGCCGATCCTGAGATCCAGAACGACGGCCTTGAAGCCTTCCCCGAGATCCCTGACGAGCGACCCGGGCGCTTCATCACCGTGGAGCGCACAGGCGGACAGACCAGCCGACTCATGGACTACCCGACATGGGCGGTGCAGGTCTGGGCAGAGGACAGAAACGCCGCATCAGACCTCGCTGTCACCGTCGGGCAACGACTGATGCACGGCTTCTCCCTACTTCCAGAGGTCGCAGACGTGGATGTGACCACCACCTACAACTGGCCGGACGAGTCGGGGCAGGCCAGGTACCAGATGGTCGTCACCGCTGTCCTCATGGTCTGAGCAGGGCCAAAATCCTTCAAAGGGGCATGGCAGTCCATTGAAAGGACCACATCATGGCATCTCCCGATAGTGAGCTTGTCACCGCCGCAAAACCCGGGTCGAAGGGTGGCGTCTCCTACGCTGCGCCCGTCGGTTCCGCGCTTCCGACCGACGTCACATCCGATCTCGATGCCGCCTACGTCAAGCACGGCTACATCTCCGACGATGGCCTGACGAACACGGTGGAGACCGACTCGAACGACACGACCGCCTTCGGTGGGGACACCGTGCTCACAGTCGTCACGTCCCGCAAGGAGACATTCTCCCTGACCTTCATCCAGTCCCTCGACGTGGACGTTCAGAAGGAGGTCTACGGGCAGGGCAACGTGGAAGTCGATGCCGAGACTGGAATCACCATGATCCGGCACAACAACAAGGATCTTCCGCGTCGTGTGTTCGTGTTCGAACTCCTCATGACGGGCGACAAGGTGAAGCGCATCGTCGTCCCTCAGGGCAAGGTCACCGAGGTCGGAGATGTTGTCTACGTGGACGGTGATCCCGTCGGCTACGAGGTGACCATCACCGCGTTCCCGGCCACTGAGTTCGATGGCGACACGGCACGCGAGTACCTGGGCGAACTCGCCTGACAGACGTGGGGTGCGGGGAACTCGCCGCCATGCCCGCCCCGCACCCCACCACAACCCCGGCATGGCGCACCCTGAGATAGAGAGGCATGGCAATGGCTACGCAGGCGAAGAAGGTACCGCAGGATCACAAGCCGAAGAAGGGCACTCCGCAGGAAGTGACCGTCGATGGCATCACCGTCAAGCTCGACGTGGACCGCATCCGCGATGACTTCGAGATCATCATGGCTGTGGAGGAGATCCAGGAGGGGAACGGTATTCGCGCCGCGACCGTTTTCAAGAAGGTCCTGGGCGAGGAGACGAAGCGTGTCCTGGAGGCGCTACGTGACCCTGAGACTGGCGTGGTGAGCTCCGAGCGTGCCGGAGACTTCATCCTGTCCCTGCTTCAGGAGGCATCCCCAAACTCCTGACGCTCGTCGGGGCCGATCGTGCGGCCCACGGCGAGCTGTCTGCCGACTTCATGCGATTCTTCGGGGTCTCCGACTGGCGCACACTGCCTCCGAGCCTGGCAGCCGATTGGTGCGCCGCGCTGGTCACCCAACCCGAATCGTGGACGCACCGAAAGCTGAACCCAGACTGGCGATGGTCTCTGGACTCCCAGTTGGGTGCCGCCGCCGTGGATCAGCTTCGAATCCTCGCCTGGCAGCAGACGAAGGACGGAGCGAAGGGTCGGAAGCAACCGAAGCCGATACCTCGGCCCGGGGTTGCTGGCTACCGTCCGGGAGGCAAGAAGACGGTCATGATCAACACTGCTGAGATTGACCGGCAACTGTCGCGTCCACGGAAGGACCTCGGTCGCGTGCGGTGACAGGTGTCAGGCGCTTGGTGAGGATTCCTTACGCGCCTGCGCCTGCACCTTCCCGAGGAACTTCATGGCATTATTCACCTTGTTGCGAGGGACCTCCACGCTCCAGAACTGGTCGCCACCCTCGATGGTCAGGAACTTCTCCCCGCCGCTCTTCTTCTTGGCGGCAAGTGCGAGCACGCCGAAGGCGACCAGTCGTGCCGCAGTGACTCGCGAGCTGAGCTCCTGGCCGGACTCGATGTGGATCTGAACGTCTGAGAGCGGGATCGAGTCCTGACCGGATCTGATGGTGTGAGCATGTAGCTCCAAGACCTTGCTTCCGCCGAAGAAGGCAGTGATCAGTGGGTCGGCCTTCGCCTGTTCGCGCTGATCTTTCAGCCATGCCTTGATGTCCATCGCAGGCCCCCTCCTCGTGTTGTCCCTGCGTCTCGAACCCTAACCCAGTCCTTGTGTCTCACGGGGGCCTTTCTCATGTATGGAGGTGACTGTGGGAGCCAAGGGTGGTGTCAACATTGGAAACGCGTGGATGAACGTCTCCGCGCAGTTCGGATCGGTCCCGAAGGACCTGTCGAAGGCACTCAACGGTGCGGCGGACTCCGCCAATGCGAAGGGCATTGGGTCTGGGATTGGGGACAAGCTCGGCCTGGGAATCGTCTCAAAGGTTGCCGGGCTCGGGACGGCCATCGCTGGTGCGATCGGCTTCGTCAACGTTGCCAAGGAAGCCCTTGCCGCCTCTGACGCGACCGACAAGTTCAAGAGCACTCTGAACTTCGCTGGCCTCGACACGTCCAAGATCGACGCGCTGACGAAGAGCACGCAGAAGTACGCAGACGAGACGGTCTACGACCTCTCCGATATTCAGAACGTCACTGCCCAGCTCGCTGCGAACAGCGTCAAGGACTTCGACAAGCTGGGTGAGGCTGCGGGCAACCTCAACGCTGTCAGCGGTGGCAACAAGGACACCTTCAAGCTGGTCGCACTGGCCCTGACCCAGGTCAACGGCGCAGGGAAGCTGGTCACCCAGGATTGGAACCAGATCGCCTCGGCCATCCCCGGAGCCTCCGGCAAGCTCCAGGACGCCATGCGGGAGAACGGTGCCTACACGGGCAACTTCCGGGACGCCATGGCCAAGGGAGAGATCACCGCCGCAGAGTTCAACCAGGCCCTCATGGACCTTGGCATGACTGATGTCGCGAAGGAGGCAGCCACCAGCACCTCCACCATGGAAGGTGCTTGGGGCAACTTCCAGGCGACCCTCGTTGGCGGCTTCAAGAGCGTCATCGACACAGTGAAGCCCGGCATCACCGGCGCTCTCTCTTGGGCCTCTGACAAGCTCGGAGGGTTCTTCGACTGGACCGGCGGGGCAGTCCAGGGTCTCGTCGCGCTGATCGGTCAAGGTGACTTCACTTCGGCGTTCCGTGATGCGTTCAATGTCGAGGAAGATTCCCCGGCTGTCACGGTGATCTTGAAGATTCGCGACGCTGCCATTGGCCTCTACAACCTCGTGGTCAATGGTGACTTCTCGTCCGCCCTGCGCAACGCATTCAACGTCGAGGGGGACTCTCCGCTCGTCACCATCTTCCTGTCAGCGCGTGATGCTGTGATCGACTTCGCGACGTCCATTCCGGAGAAGCTGGGCGCGGCATTCTCGTGGGCGCAGTCCAACTGGGACTGGCTCTCTCCTGTCGCTGTCGCCATTGGGGCGGCGGTCGGCGCGTTCAAGCTGTGGACCGGTGCGATCGCCCTTTGGCAGACCGCCACGAAGATTGCAACCGGAGTCCAAGTCGCATTCAACGCGGTCATGGCTGCGAATCCGATCATGCTCGTCGTCATGGCCGTCGCCGCCCTCGTCGCCGGGCTCGTGTACTTCTTCACGCAGACAGAGACCGGGCGGCAAGCGTGGGCGTCGTTCACGTCGTGGCTGTCTGGAGTATGGGAGTCCGTGTCGTCCGCGTGGACGACCGCCTGGAATGCGATCACCAACTTCCTGTCGAGCCTGTGGACCGGCATCAAGGCCACTGCGGCGGTCATGTGGAATGGCCTCATCTCATGGGTGACCGGCATCCCCGGCCGCTTCATGGCAGGCCTGGCCGCGCTGGGTCAGCTGGGCGTTAGGTTCGCGGCATGGGTTGGACAGGCGAAGGTCTCGGCGGTCAACAAGTTCAATGAGCTTGTCTCCTGGGTGACGGGTATCCCGGGGCGTGTGCTCGGTGCGCTCGGCAGTGTGGGGTCGCTCCTTTGGAACGCAGGTTCGCAGATCATCTCCGGCCTGTGGAACGGCCTCAAGAGCAAGTTCGAGGATGTCAAGGGCTGGGTGTCTGGTATCGGTGACTGGATCGCCGCACACAAGGGGCCGAAGGCGTACGACCTCAAGCTGCTGGTGCCTAATGGTGGCTGGATCATGGACGGCCTCAATCGGGGCCTGACGAGTGGTTTCGGTGACGTGTTGGGCAACGTGTCCGGAATGGCGACACAGATCCGTGACGAGATCGACGGGGCCACGATCAACGCGGCCTCGTCCTCGGCGTTGGCGTCGTCCATCCCCGCATACAAGGCGGGGAACGTGGCTCCGGCGTACGGCGGGGAGAACTCCGATCCGACTGCTCGTCTGGATGACGGCCAGGTGGAGCGCTTGGCACGCGCGTTCGAGACAGGGACTGCTCGTGTGGCGCGTGCCTGGGTGAACTCGTGAGGGGGCTGTCATGGTGATGAAGGCGTGGGTCGCCTCCCACACGGGCCTGCCGAGCATCTACAGCGATGCTCCGGTGCGGGTGGAGACGGTGGGTGGGCGGGTCCTGGCCGACGGGAGTGGCCCCGTGCTGCTGTCGGATGCGCTGGCCGAGCCGGGTGTGCCGACGACCTACACGATCGGCGGGACGCTGCGGACCCTGACGCGTGCGACCGGGCCAGCGTGGGGAGGACTGCTGACGACCGCCACGGGGCGTGGAGTGCCCGGTCTGATCATGGTGAACAACGAGGACTCGACCGAATGGAAGTCCACGATCAGCCGCTTCTCTGCTAGGTCACACCGCTGGTCGCTGGAGGACAATCCCCTGACTGGCACTGCGCTCATGGTACTGACGGACCCTGCGCAAGAGCCCGAGATGTGGGATGTGGTCCGCCGGCGGTCTGTCCTGGTGATTGGCCCAGCCGCCCAGACCGTTGGCGTCCCGATGCGCTGTGTGACGGTTGACTCGGTGGGGCGCAAGCGAGTTGGCGCGGATGGAACGCTGAGCTTCGAGATCCAGTGGACGGAGGCGCTCGGCGTATCCGGCGCTGCTCCGGTGGTGACGTGGGGTGAGTGGGGGGCGTACGGGGAGGCGCTGCTGGCAAAGTGGGGGGTCGCTGATGGCACGGTGGAGGTGCGGAGGAATCTGGCGTTGCGGCCTCGCGCCGATGCGTTCACCGATAATGGCGGCTTCGGGGACAGTCGATGGCAGACTAAATCCCAGTATTCGCTTCTTACAGGGATCGCATCGCCGGGGTATGGGATCACGACTGCGGCGAGACTTACTGTCACTCAACTCCAGTCCGGACTGGGGTTCCACATCTTCGGGAACTCCGACGCCAACATTGGGGCATACCTGTCAGTCACACCGGGGACGCCTTTTGACGTATCCCTGCTCGTACGACGCAGTGTGGATGGCCAGTGCACTCTAGCGACGAAGTTCTACGACGACGACAACAGCGTCATCGCAGACACTGCGTATACGCCCTCTCAGCGAACGGCCGTCTGGTCGGAGCATCGTCAGACGATCCTCCCCCCGCCGGGGGCCACGCGACTGAGACTGTCCTTCAGGTTTGTCGATAGCCCACCAGTCGGTACGACTCTGGATGCGACGGCTCTCATGATCGGCCCCGTTGGAGCCCCGTACTTCGATGGCTCCTATTCGCCTGACCCTGACCTGACGCCCTCGTGGACGGGTACACCGAACGCGAGTGCGAGTGTGCTCAAGGTCGCGTCGGGCTGGCAGCACTACTCGGCTCTGGACCTGTGCCGAACGATCGCGGGGATGCCCGCGTAACTCTCACTCTCTGACAACTACATAAGGGTGGTGCCACATGCGTCCAGGCCCGAATGACTTGCGCGGTTCCGTGGGTGTGGGTGCTCGCGTGGAGGTGGTGCGTGGTCGTGAGGTGCTGGCGGTGAGCGTGCCGGTCGTGGATGTGGTGGTGGATGCGACGCAGGACAGGGTGGTGCCCACACAGCTCACCTACACGGCACCGCGCGACTGGGTGCCGGAGCATCCTCTTTCCCCGCTGAACAACTTCGGGCAGCGGTCGCACCTGTCGATGGTCCTCGACGTGGACGGCGTGCCCTCGACGGTGGAGATCGGGTGGTTCCTGCACACCGCGTGGGTGGAGCAGGACGACGGCGTGCAGGTGACTGCCGTGGACCTCATGCAGACGCTGGTGGACAATCCTCTGGATCAGCCGTCGTCCCCGCCGTCTGGCGCGTCCCTGCTGGGTGAGCTGCGCCGGATGTGTGCGGGCGAGTCGGGGACGGGTCTGCCCGTGGTGCTGGATGATCCGGTGGACCGGTCGGTGCCGAGGACGACTCAGTACGGGACGGACCGGGCGGAGAACGTCAGGGACCTCCTGGAGTCGTATGGCCTCGAAGCGTCGGTGAAGCCCGACGGGTACCTGCACGCGTGGTCTCGGCGTGACGGTCGTCGGCCGGTCGCCCACTACACGGCGCGTGATCTGGGCACGCCGGGAGCTGCGGGTGTCCTCCTGGATGCGCCCCGCAAGAGTCAGGACCGCAGGCCGAACCGGTGGACTGTGGTGGGCACGCAGGGGTCGGGGGATGACGAGCAGGTGTTCGTCGCGAAGGCGAGCGCGACTCAGCCGCCCTACGACGTGGAGGGTTACGGGGTTGTGCGGGCCCGCTACGAGATGAATCAGGCGACCAGTCAGGCTCAGGTGACGGCGGCGGCGCAGACCTACATGCGCGACGCCATGGTCACCAGCGAAACCAGGTCACTGGAGATTCCTGCCGACCCGCGGTTGGAGCTGGGGGACATCATCAGCGCCCAGACCGACACCGGCGAGATGCTCACGGGTCGCGTCACGGCGTACAGCCTGCCCGTCAGCGAGCCGGGCAGTGACATGCGAGTGGATGTGGGGGTACTCAAGTGGTGAGGCCGAACTTTTGGATCGACAAGAAGGTCGAGCGGGAGCGGGCGGCGTCGACTCAGCTCACTCAGCGGGACCGCGTGGAGGGCGGCACGGTCACTGAGCAGGTGGATGCCACGCATATTGCGGTGCGCCTGGATGGGTCTGAGCTGCCTGACGTGGTGGCGCCGTCTGAGTCTGGCGTGAGTGCGGTGGGCGCGTGGGTGCGTGCGATTCGTGATTCGACGGGGCGGATCGCGAAGTTCGGCATCCCCGACTCCATACCGTCTGGTGCTGAGCAGTTCAGTGTGGGTGTGACGGGTGAGCGGCTGGTCCAGTTGGATGCGACGACGGCGGCCTTGGATGCTGGGTTGGAGTCGGCCCAGGCTGACCTGGATGCGGCGAAGGCGGAGTTGGATGGGAAGCTTGCGGAGAACACGGAGAAGCTGACTGTGCTGGATGAGTCGAAGCTGCCCGCTTTGACGGAGCGCGTGGGGACGGTGGAGACGAATCTGGCGTCCGCGCAGACCCAGATCGGTGAGGCGCAGGGCAGCATCGCGACACTGAACGACGAGACCCTGCCGGGCCTCCAGGATGACATGCGGGATGCGGCGCGCCTGACTGAGGGGACGCTCGACAATGCGCGCCTGAACGTGGGCACCCTGGCCGCCCAGATTGCCAACGTCATCCAGCTGAACGTGAGCAGGCTTGTTGCGGACGACACGTCGATCAACACGGCGGTGGTCAACAAGCTGGCGGTCGCTATCGCCAACGTCATCGAGCTGAACGCTGACCGGATCACGGCTGGCACGATCGACACGAGCCGCTTGGACGCGCAGACTGTGGCGGCCGCGGTCGCGCAGTTCCTCCAGCTTGACGTGGGTCAGCTCACCGCCGACACGGCCAGCATTGGGGACGCGGTCGCGCAGAAAATCTGGGCAGGAGTCGCAAAGTTCGCTGAGATCACTACCGAAATGCTGACCGCCGGGAACGCCGTGATCACGGGCGACATGATGGTGGACACGCTGATCGGGAAGGTGCTGTCGGGTGCTGTCCTGACGGCTGGTGGTGGGAGTCTGCCTCAGGTCCTGGTGGGTCCGGCGTCTGGGGTGCCCGGACAAGGCGACAGTTACGGCATATATTTGTCGACGCCGAACAGTAACGCGACCGGCTCAGCCCACCTCGCAGTCACCCCGGCGGGCCCAGAGTTCTCCATGCTCAACGGAGACCAATCGCCCCTGCTCAGCATGGACGCGACCAACGGACTGAAAGTCCTCGACACGTCCACGAGCACGCTGGTCTCCACGACGGACATGCTCTTCGGGTCGAAAGCTTTCGTGCACACGGGAGTCATCGGGCATTCCAGCGCGAGCAGTGGCGAGTGGGGAGATTGGAACTTCGACGACTTCGTTGTGGACTTCATTCCCACCACTCCACGCGTCATCGCCTATCTCGCAGTCGACGCATACGTCAATGATTCATATGGTCTTATGCGTGTTGAGGGCGTGATCCGAGACGGCGGCGTGGACTTCGCGAAAGTGCGGACAACAAATTATGTTTGGCAATTCATCCCCGCTGACGCGCCACTGCAACTCAATGCGGTCGGCAGAATTGAAGGGCTCACGCCGGGGAAAGCCTACAAGATTCGCGTCCAAACCAAAGTGCGGTCCGACGGCAACTGGAAAAGCACGCTGTACACGAGCTCGCGCGGAATGTTTCTTTCTCCCGCGTGACACATCGACAATTGAAAGGCGGCATCTGTGAGCACACAACATTGGAAGGGGCCCGCAGTCCCATCGGAGAGCGATGACCTGCTGGAGGCGTGGCCCGCCATGCTCGACACGACCGGGATCGTCACCGTCGCCGCCAGCATCGCAGCCGCCCGCGCCATGCTGACCGCGGCCGAGGCCGAAGGCCACACCATCAGCGCAGACACGCCAGTCTACTTCAACATCGGCGGCCAAATGTACATCGCTGACGGCACAAAAACCGATGGGGTCTGGTACCTGCGCCTCGTCAACGAGCCCGAGCGGGACCAGCTCTCCACCTCAACCGGCGAAACATACACGGTAAACGGCTCGACGTACCAAAACCTCCTCAACGGCACGATCCCCGCACGCCCCTACGACCGCCTGTTCCTCGCCTTCGGGCAGGCCAACGGGCAGGTCACCGCGGGCCGCGTCCAGCTCGTCGCCAGGGTCGCCGGCGTCCTCGGCTCCCGCAGCGCAT